GAGATTAACCTGCGCTGCATCGTTAAACTGAAGATCAAATTGCGTTATAGCTTCGTGCGAATCAGAAAGAACTATTGCTTCTTCTCTTATGCTTGAGTTAAAAGTGCCGTTAGGTAACACTTCATCCGACGCACTGACTAGTCCACCGTTACCTAGACCCCAACCATCAGCACCCCACGCACCGTTACCCCAACCGCCGTTGGAGATTAGTGGGTAGAAAACCGAGCAGCCCCACGCCGCAGGGCCGCCCCAGTCACCACTGCTATAGCCGCCATCGACTTGGGCCACTCATTACTCCACAGCAACAAGCTGATCTTCCGTAAACCAACGCTCATGCGCCATACCGTCAATAGTCCACGACAACAAGTAATACACCGTGCCCTCGTCGTCCATGCGCAGTTTAAGCACAGGGCCTTCTGGGGTAACCGCTTTCAAGCGAACTACTTGGTCTTTTTTAAACGTAGCCATCATTAACTCCTATTAGGTTGCGTCAAGGTTGAATGAGTACGTAACAACCAGAACGTCACCAATTACAACTGTACGGTCACCGGGCGCTTGGAAATCTGATTCAGAAAACAACAAGCCCGAGGTGCCTGTCGTTACATTAGTCAAAAACGCACCAGCAATAGTGGAGTTAGCTGTGATGGTGAAAGATGCTGTTGAAGACGCATTGTTAATGTTTGATGGGTCAGCTAGTGTAGCTGCACCAAACGTACACGCTTTGCGGTTACCAGAGTAGCTGCTGTTTTCAGTCCAACCAGCATGCGTAGCTAATGTATCGCCGCCAGAAAACGTAGTAGTTGCAGATGTACCGTTAACCAGACCGATGTACCAAGCAGCCGTGTAAGCCGAACCAACAAAAAACTGCGTGTTCATATTTTGTAAACCCACATTAACCACTAGGTTAGGGGCGATCTCAACCCACTTTTGATTACCGTCTACGTCGTAGCAAATGGTTGTAAACACACCGCCAGCGGACATACCTTCAACAAAACCTGTCTTACGTACAACAGCACTTGCAACTGTTTCGCTAGACTTTGAATTTTCGAGACTCATGATTACTCCTTAGTTAATCTGAATTAGCGCGGTTGACGATGTGTCAGGAGGCAGCAGCACAGAGAACGTGTTATTGCCAGTTTGAGTCTTATCTGAGCCAAAGTCCAATACCGCTATTGACGCATTACTTTTGGTGGAGTTGTAGATCAACGCCCCTCTAGTAGTAAACTGTACCGAGTTCCAAACTACATTACTAAAGCTTACGTACACAACACCGTTACTGGTTGAGTTGATTGTCACGTTAGATAGCGACTGACCCCCTGCGGTGTACCCTGTTCCAACAACTTCGTTAACTGGCGAGTACGCCACGGTGTTGTCGTTGATGTCTGCAAACGCCGTATAAAGCGCCATGTACAACGTATTGGACGCAATGTTCTGCGTTCCTCTCAACATGTCCAGCTTGAAGCTGGTAGTTAATCCTTGTTGTATCGTCATCAGGACACCGGCACTCTAACTTGACCAGAACGGTACGCGTCTTGACGCTCCAATCCATCACCAAGACGTTTAGCTTCTGCTAAAGCTTCATTGTACTTAGCTTCCACGTTAGCAATTAAATCTTGTTCACCCTTCATGTACAGGTACGCTTCGCGCAATGAGCCATACAACAGCACAGGGTCATAGTTGTCGCCTAACCACGTAGTCCCAGCAGTCACAATAGATGTTGGGTAGTAGTAATAATGCAGTTCAGCATAATATGCGCTGTCTGGCGTTGGACCAAGAATAAACGTCAGTTCATTTGATACGGTGTTGCTGCTTACCGCTGGACCAAACAACGCATAGTACGCGGGTAATCCTGTATCAGCGGGTGTCGGGTACGCTTCACGAATGTAATTCACATCTTTGTTTAACAGATAGTGGTACGTCTCCGTTGCTGTACCGTAGTTTTCAATAACTGCCAATGAATACACCGACAGAAAGTCCAACGGGCAGGGCAAATACTTGTTACTAGTCGTCAATACGCCCGTTTTGTTAGCACGTAACGATGGAAACTGAACAGCGTTATAGACACGCGTTTCAGTCTGTTGAATGAACGTGTTTATCTGATCGGAGCTTGGGATAACAACTTCATTGGTGTTATCTGTACTCGTAAAAGCCGTAGTTGCAAAATCGTTTTCGCAATATGACTTGATCGTATTAAACAGGGTCGTGTAGTTCATTATTAACCCATCGGTCCTCGGGACATAAACCCTTTAGTAGCAGCACCAGCACCGCGCATCTTAATGCCGCTAGTCTTAGGCTCGCTAGTGTTGCCTTTGCTTATACCGGCAACAGAGATGTTCATGTTATCCATGCACTGAGCACCGGTAGTGTATTTAGAATCAGCCTGAATACTAGTCGGTTTGCCTTTCATGTCATGCGGGGCAGCGTAAGTCTCGGCGGTGCCAACTTCTTTGCCCATCTTCTTGTCGCTAAATTTAGCCATGATTACCCCGTCTTTTGACTGTTGGCACGGGACATGTTGCGACCCACGCTCATACGGTCCTCAGAAGTAGGACCACCTTTTTTCATGCCTTTAACGCCTTTGTGCATTTTCTTTTCGTGTGACTTGACTTCCTGTTTAGCAATCTTTTTGATAAACGGCTTGTCTTCTTTCATGTCATCGTGTTTCATGCCTTACTCCTAATTAATTGTCACGTTTGCTACCGTTGTTGATGCTATCAGGTAGTTAGGCGTTAACCCTAAATCGTTTGCCCTTGCCCCACCTACAGGGTTCCAACCCCACTGTATTACCCTGCTACCGCCTGATGGCGTTCCGTCTGACAACACTGTAGGGCTAGTGTTCGCTAAAACCTGCAAACCGCTATACCCAGACTGTATGTAGCTGTTATCCCTACGTGGTTCGCGTACAGCTTGCGGGTCATCCACCGGATACATACCTAACTGCAACTGCGGCTGATCGGGTTCCCAACAGGTCTGACATACTTTAATCGACACCTGCTTGGTTTTAATAACCAGCTTCTTTAGCTCTGTAAGCTTGTACCGCTGTCCACACCGGTCGCACTCAGCAATACTAAAGCGGCCTGACGCAAATCTGTTACCCATTACGTTATAAACATCTGTCTAGGCACCAGACGTATTGCTGCCTTGTCACGGTCCTCGCTTGAGGCTAAGTCCCACGCCTCGTCATACATGGCTTTAAGTAGCTGAACACGTACCTCAGCTCCCGGCAATTTCATTGCCAACATGTACGACATACCCGCAACCAACGCATTAGTGAAACGAAACGGAATCTCAACTGCGTTAACACCGTTTCCAGCGTCGTATATGCGTTTCATACGCCAGTAGTAAAACACGTAGTACGGATTAATTGCCGTACCTTGATCTGGTGCAGGCCAGACGTTAATCTGTGGGTGAGCCGCTACTGCTGCTTCCGACCCTGATTTCTGCCCAGACTGGCGGTTAATCCACACTTGAATCGGACGACCTTGTGCTAGCTTGTTAGGGATGGTTGAGTACGTTGATACAGAGATGCGGGTTATGTTCAGATCAGTTTGATTGGGCACATTACTAGCTTGTGTACGAATAACATGCTCAAGTAAATCGACAGTATCATCAGGGAGATCATAGGTAACTACTCCTTGCACCATGTTGATTGAGCCTTGCTCAATTGTCCACAGGTTAACCCCACGGTTTGCCCACTCGTTTAGCAGCAAGTTTAAAGTGCGCCGAGCTGTTCTAAAGTGATAGCCCGTACGCATCTCAACGCCGCAACGCTCAAACGCCTCTTCGAAGTAATCGTTGAGGGTTGGGTTAAACGATGTGGTGTCGGTGGTATATGCCATTTAAACCATCCGTCCTTTTGTCTTACCGCGTTGAGCTATACCATCTCCGCGAGATGCTGTTGATTTAACTTTGCCGCCTTTTTTTAAATCAGAAAACGCATCTGCTTTACGATCTGCAGTTGAACGCGGTTTTTCTTTGTTTGAAGTTGGACGAACAGAACGAATAGCAGCATCGGCTTCAGCTTTTCGTTTATCAAATTCGTCTTTACTAATTTCTACGTTGTTGTGGATGTACTTACCCCCTTCAACGCGAAACATGTTTTCTGCTGGTAATGGTTGTGCGTCTGCCATTATCTAAACCCCGCCGTTTTCTTTGCAATGCTTTTAGGCTGCGCTACAAACTGCTTTCCTGATTTCTTCCCTACCCGCTTTGCCTTCGTTGTGGCGGCATACTCGGCTGGGCTTAGTGCCTTGATTGCCTTTTCCGGGAGATAACGCTCTCCTGTCTTTGACGATGGCTTTCCGCTTTTGGTTCTCCATTTCTGATC